CTCCGGCGTGCTCCCGCCCTCCTCGTGCCGGCACTTTTGGAGCGTGCCTTCGGCCACATGTTGCTGATTTGACTTGCGGTTACGGCCGCCGGAATTCCGAGTGCCCGGCATCTCGAGGTCCCCCTATTAGGCGATTTCATTTGCTGCACGCGCGCGCGAGAACCACGCCCGCGGTCCGCAGGCGCCGCAGGTTGCAGAGTTTTGACCCCGCCCCCTCCCGGCGCCGACAACGCTGTGATGAATTACGCGAGCGCGCCGACGACACCGAGCCGCGCGCGTCGCGCTCGCGCGGTGTCACGATCGATCGCGTCGGCCAGCCGTCGAACCAACGAGCTCGTTGGTGTGAGCTCGCCGGCGACGCCCCATTCCATCTCGGTGGTGATGGCGAACGCGCGCGCCTCGTTCACCAGTTCGATTTCCACGAGCTCGTCGCGCAGGTGCGCCGCCTCGAGCTGTGTGAGGCGCTGCACCATCAGCTGCAGCTCGCGTTCGTATGCGCTCATCTCGTTCCTTCTAATCGCCAGTTGTCTTGGCGAGCCGTTTCAACATGTAGATGCGCGGGCGCACGATGCGTGTGTAGCGCTCGCGCCGGTAGTCACGGTCCCACGCTTCTCGATCCAATCGAGCGATGTATCGCCGCACCAGGGCATGCTGAATCTCCTCGCGCTGGGCCGGCGTCAGCTCCTCGAACGTCGGCGGCATCACTGGCCTCGTTGGGTCTTGCGCGAATGGCATGAGTGACAGCGGCCGTGCAGGTTCTCGCGCGACCAGAACAATTCGGGATCGCCACGATGCGGAATTTCGTGGTCGACGTCCGTGCTGGCGGTGATGCGATCCTCTTTCAGGCAATCGAAACAGAGCGGCTCTTCGTCCAGTACCTGGCGTCGTAGGCGCAGCCACTTGGCGAGGCGGTACCAGCGACGCACCTCGAGGTTCGGGCGCTGCTGTTCGCGCTGCCGCGCGTGCTCAGGGCAACGGCCGTCGGTCGTCAGCCGGCCGCAGCGGGGCGAACCCGAGCAGGGACGCAGTGGGGCGACAGCCATCAGCAGGCCTTCCTGCGGCGAAGCGAGACGCCCCACTCGACACGTTTCGACAATTCGTGCGTGCCTGCCTCGAGGTAGCGCTGGCCACCACCGTTGCGGTTCACGCACACGGCAACGTGTCGTCGGCCGTCGACCTTCTGCACGTCATTGGTTATTTCGACACCGAGGCGATCGAACACGCAGTACATACGTGCTGCTCGTCGACGGTCGCGGCGCCGGCGCGCGTCGAGGACCATCAGCGGTTCTGCACCAGGATGCGGAACGACCGCTCTTTCGTCTGCGCCGGCGTCTCGTTCGTGACGATGGTGTTGGCGATTTCATAGAGCCCGCCGACGGTGCCGGCAATCACGCGCAGCTGCGTGGTGCGAGCCAGGGGCGCAATGCCGGCGGCGGACTCGCTGTCCTTAGTGAGGGCCGTATCGCCACTCGGCCGAATCGCCCGGATCGCGAACGTGCTCGTGGCGATCTGGACACCGGTGGCCAAGTGCGCGTCCCAGTTGAATGTGAACAGCGTTTTATCGGACGGGTCTTTGACGACGAGGCCGCCGTCTTCAATCGTGAGCATGTTCTCGTCTCCAGGATTTGCTCGGCGCCGATCGCCGCGACGTCGGTCAGGATCTCCACACCCCATGGGTAGCCCGTGCGCTCGCGCGTGTAGCGGACGATGGCCAGCACGATCTGTCCGCCGTGATAGAACGACACCCAGTCGCCGACTTCGATCTCCTCAGCTTTCATCTAGGGCACCCGCAGTTCAGGGTCCGGACGCACGGTGATGGTCGTCGCGTCCGGACGCACGACGACCTCGGACGCGTCCGGGCGAATGTCAATCACGACGAACGCGGTCGCTAACAGGAACGCGATGGTCGGAACGGGAAGGCTCCACGATGAGGCGACCAGACGGGCCGCGTAATGCGCCGCCACCTGCTCCGCCGTGAGGGCCGTTGGATAGAACGCGATCTCGTCGAGCACGCCGGCGGCGCGGCCGCCGTCCGCGAAAAATGCGAGCGAGTGGGCGATCCGCCAATTCGCACTCGACGTCGACCACGCGGCGGTGTCGCTGTCGGCGGCTTCGAGCACGCCGTTGACGTACAGCCGGCGGCCGGACGCGTCTCGCACCGCGACGACGTGGTACCACGTGCCGAAGGCGTACTGCGTCGTGCCGACCAGTGCCGTCGCGTCGGCCCGGCCGGTCGCCGCAGACCAGAAGACGAATTTGCCTCCGGCGCCGTCGATCTCTTCCTGCGCCGCGGCGAGCATCATGGCGGGGTCGTGTGACACCAGGACGCTCAGGCGCCCGTCGTTCGGCTTGAACCACGCTTCGTAACTCGCCTCGACGCCGTAGGGAATCGGTGCGATGCCATTCACGATCGTGCCGCCCAGGAACTCCGCCGCGGTGTCCGTGCCGGCAATCGCGCCAGGCTGCTCGAAGTTCACCTCGTCCACCGGCACGGTGCCGTCATGGGCGCCGATCGCGTCGCTGACTGTGGTGGTGCCGATCGGGTCGTTGAGCCGCCAGTACGCCGCTGCGCCATCGGCGATCACGCGCTGGTCATACCGCGGCACGCCGACGCAGAGCGCGCCGACCGAGATGACCTGCGACACATTCAACGTGCTCGCCGGCAGGGCCCAGGCCGCGACCGCTGCCCCCGTGGCGACGGTCAGGTGCGCGGTGATCGCCGGGACGACCCATAACGTCGCGATGGCGGCGGCGGCGACCGACGTCGTGCCGGACACCGTCACCGTCGGGACGACCCATGTGCCCGTCGCCGAGGCGGCCGCGATCGCAACGCCACCCGGTAGCACACTGGCGCCGGGCGCCACCCAGGCGACGGTCGCAGGACTCGCCGGAATCGCGCCCGAGCTGATGAGCGTGGCCGACGGCACCCCCCAGCTCGCGGCCGCTGGCGACGCTGAGGTGGTCACGGTCGCATTGACACTCGGCGACGGCAGGGTCCAGGCCGCCACGGCCGCGCCTGCGGCCACACTCACCGGCGAGATCACGTCGGGTGCGGGGACCGTCCAACTGGCGGTGGCGGCGGCCGCCGAGATGCCGGAGCTGGCTTGTGCCGCGGGCAGAGCCCATGCCGCCGCGGCCGCGTTCGTGCCGATGGTGACGGGCGATTGCACCGTCGCCGCCGGTGCCGACCAGGTGCCGACCGCCGCGTTTGCGCTGATCGAGATGGGACCGGGAACGACCGTCGTGGCCGGCGCCGTCCACGTCGGCACCGCCGCGCTCGCCGCGACCGTGACTGGAGAAACGATCGTCGGCGCCGGCGCGGTCCAGCTCGCCGCCGCCGCTGTGGCGCTGATCGCCACGGTCGCGACGACGGTCGCCGCCGCGCACACCCAGGACGCCACAGCGGCGGACGCACCAACCGTCTGCGGACTCGAGCCGCTGCTGTTTGTGAGGTAGTCGGGATCGAACGACCCGGCGCTGTCGACCTCGGGGTCGAACAGACCTCGCTTGTGCAGCTCCGCGTCGAACAGGCCAGAGCGCGCCGCCATCGAGCCTTAGAAGCTGATGACTACGGCGTAACCCGCGCCGCCCACGCCGCCCGCGCCGCCGAGGCCGGGATTCTGTCCGACGCCGCCACCGCCGCCACCACCGCCACCGCGGCCACCGTTGCCACCGGCGCGTCCCGCGGTCGAGGCCGTCACTGTCGTTCCGCCGCCGCCGCCGCCGCTGCCACCCTTCGTGGAGTCGCCATCGGCGCCGTTCGCGCCGACCGTGGGCGCCGCGCCATCGGTGCCGACCGCGCCGCCGCCACCAGCGGCGTACGCGTTGGCCGCGCCGCCCGCGCCGCCCGCGATCACCGCCGGGGTTGAACTGTGCGAGCCACCAGCCCCGCCGCCGCCACCGCCGAACAGCGAGCCGCCGCCGAGCGAGCCGGCGACGGGCGTGGCGGCGATGCCGGCGCCGGCGCCGCCGCCGAACTCTGCGTTGCCTGTGGTCGACACCGCAACCGTGCCGGTCACGCCCTGTCCACCGACGCCGTCCGTCGCCGCCGTGGGCTTGCCACCTGTGCCGCCCGACGTCGTGCCGACTGCGCCCGCGCCGCCTGTGCCACCGCCGCCGCCGCCGCCGGTGACGACGGCCGAGATCGCGCCGCCGCGGCCGCCGCCGCCCCCGTAGGCCGTCGCCTTCGTGCCGAACGAGGTGTTGCCGCCGTTGCCGCCGTCGCCGCCCGCCGCGCCGGCCGCGCCCGGCGCACCCGCGGTGCCGCCAGCGCCGATCGTCACCGTTTCGGTCGCGCCGAGGTCGGACGAGATGTACGTCTCGCGCATGAATGCGCCGCCGCCACCACCGCCACCGCCCTTCGCCACGACCGCGGTCGCCAGCGACGCGCCGGCGCCGCCGCCGCCGCCCGCGCCCCACAGCTTGACGTGCGTGACTTTGGGAACGAACGTCGTCGGCTTCGTCCAGGTGCCGCTCGCGGTGAAGACCTGCACGTCGACCGTGAGCGCGCTGGCGCTGTAGACGCCACCGTTCGCGTTGTAGTGGAAGAACACGCCCTCGCGCATCACCAGCTCTTCGCCGGCGAGCAGCGTGCACTTGTGCAGCTGATAGGCGGTGCCGTTCTGGTTGTAGCGCAACGTGACGTCGTTGCCGTTGCTCGCGTGCGCGTTGCGAATCGACAGAAACTTCACGTTCCGCACGGTCGACGCCGCCGGCGAGCCGACCACGTCGGTCGTCGTCGCGGACGTGATCGACGTGTTCTGCTTGCCGGGCGTGAACGCGTCGGCGAGGTCATCGACGTAGGACGCGTGCACGTGCAGGTCGGCGCTCGAGGTGGAGATCAGATCGAGCTTGTCGGTGGTTGCGGCGAGATTAAGCACAGGTCAGAACCTCTGTTGAAGAGCCATGTCGCCGAAGGCGCCCGGCGTCGCTTGCGTCGTCCAGTAGTCGCCGAGCGTCACGAGGTGGTTCCACCACGACGGCGGCGGGTTCCACGACACGCCGGGCGGATCGAGCTCGCCATCGACGAAGTCCGCGCCCTGCACGGTGAAGTTGCCGGCGACGCCGTAGTTGTAGCCGGCGCTCGCCTTGTTGATCATCGGCGCGACGGCCCACACGTCCCGTGTCCGCACGGGCATGTAGCTCCACATCTCGGCGGCGATCTCCGCCGGCGTGAGCGCGACGTTGCTCCACACCTTCAGCCCCGCCATGCTGCCGACGAAGCAGCCGCCGCCGTCGGTTTCAGAGGACCGGCTGTTAAACAGCTGCAGCCAGCAGTCGCTGTCGGGAAAGAGCGGCGGAATCAATTCGGTGTCGGTCGACCGCACGACCTCGACGCCGTCGAGATAGCCGATGGCGCGCACGTGCTGCCCCCCGCTGTCGGGCGTCAGCTCGCAGACCAGGGTGAAGTGGTGCCACTCGTTGTCGAGGATCGCCTGCACGCCGTCGACGTCGCTGTCCACGTCGCCGACGTTGAGGACGCGCACCGAGCCGGGCACGTGCGTGCCGAGGCCGATGATCTGATCGTCGCTTTCGCCGGCGCCGATGGTCGAGTCGCGCACGCAGATGATGTCTTGGTAGGCGTCCGTCGTGCCGCCGGTGTGGTAGGCCCACACCATCGCCGTAAACACCTTCGAGTTCAGCGTGACCCCGCTCGACTGATCGAGCTTCAGCTTCGGCGCGGGATTGGCGACGCTCCCCGTCGCCGTCGGCTGCTTGAGGCTCACCGGGTCAGCCAACCGCTTCGTTGCTGGTGTAGAGCACCATCGTGTTGCTGCCCGAGGCCAGCGTGACGCCCGCTTGGTTCTTGATCGCGAACTTGATGTTGCACGGCGGGAGCGCGAACGGCGTGAGGGTGACGACCTTCTTCGCCGCGGCGCCCGTCTTCAGCTGCAGCACCGCGACCAGGAGGTGCGACGCGGGATTCGTCGACGACGGCCCGTCGTCGTAGTCCGTGCCGCCGTCCACCGACGGCACGAGGTAGACGTAGATGCAGGCGCCAGCCGTCGGGTTCAGCGAGCCGAGCGACAGCTCAATCCAGCCCCACCGATCGAGGTTCGAGGAGTTGTCATACGCGGACCCGAGCGTGGAGAACCCGGCGTTGGCCACCGAGTCCATCTGCGTTGAGAGCACGGTGCCGCGACTGGTCGGCGCCGCGCCCCACTTAATCGTTGCCATCGGTCCTCACGAAGAAGGCGACGCCGGCGAGCGCCGGCGTCTATGTGCGCGCGCGGGCGCGTCGGTTACTGCTGCAGGTAGAAGATGCCGTCGGCGTTAAAGGCGATGGTGATGTCCCCGCCGTTCGTCGCGGTGTCTGTGATGTCAAGGATCGCGATCGGCGTGCTGCCCGCGTCGTTCGTCACGAACTTGAAGATGGCGACCCACCCAACCGTGCTGCCGCCGGCCACCGCCGTCCACGTCGGATCGGCCGCGTCGAACACGATCCGGTCGTTCGTCGTGTCCTTTGTCTTGGTCTTGCTGCCGAGGGTCTGGTCAGTGCCGATGGCCGTGTAGCCGGTCATCGTCGTGTCGTCTTTGGTTGGGGTGACCGAGGACGCGACGAGCCGCGCCTTGATGGTGTCCGAGGCCCACGTGATGGTGCCGCCGGACAGCAGGCCGTTCGCGCCTTCGTTCGTGACGAAATATGCCATTACTCCGCTCCTGATTCCTGGTCTACCGCCGGCGGCCGCGTGCGCGGTCCGGTCAAATGTGTCGCGAGTGTGTCTCTCCGCGTTTCCGTCACGACAGCTCGGGGCCGGTCGGAATCCGCGGCAACCGCTTCCAGCCGATGGCCTGGAGGAATTCGACGAACTTGTCGCCGTGAATGCGATACGTGACGCGTTTATTGAGCTCGAGGCGTTCGGCCTCGAGCTTCACCAGGGTGTTGCCGACATGGACGCCCTCGGTGACCGCTTGATGGACCCATTGCCGGGTCAACCCCAGGTAGTCGGCACAGGCGCGCGTTGTCAGTGGAGAGGTCAGCAGGGGACACACGTCGGCCATAAACGCACGAGTCCTGGTTGTGAAGAAGGCGCAGCCGGGGAAGCGGCGCGAGCCGTCACCTAGCGTGGGGCATCACCGCCCGCCGATCAATGGCGGGGATCCTCAGTTGCTCCGGTTGCTCCGGTTGACGTCGTGGGCGCGCGCTGTGGAGGGCTCCGCGCGGTCGCGCGGCCACGTGGGGATGCGCTGCCAGCCGATCGCCTGGAGGAACGCGATGAACCGATCCAGGTGAATGCGGTGCAGCCGGCGGCCGTTGACGGTGATCGTTTCGGCCTCGAGCTTCACGAGCCGACCGCGTGTCAGCACGCCCTCATCGATGGCGCGACGGACCCACACCGGGGTCATGTTCATGTAGTCGGCGCACTCGCGTGTGGTCAGGGGCGGATCGGTCGCGCGCGCACCGCCCGCGATCGGTTGCTGCCGTCCGGGATCGCGCCGATCGCCGGTCGCCGGTACCGCCTTGCGCCGGTCGCCTGCAGCGACGTCGTCGCACAACCCGCATGCCATCTCAGGTCTACTCTTCAAGGTTTGGGCCGTTCTGTCGATACTTGGGGTAGGGGGCAGTGTTGAATAACGGTCCAGGTCAGGCGCGCGCGACGTGGAAAGGGTTCCTGAAAATCAGCCTGGTGACGATCCCGATCAGAGTCTTCCCGGCCACCGAATCGAGCAAGGCCCTCTCGTTCAACCAGCTCCACGGCGAGTGCCAGACGCGTATCCAGCAACGGAAGTGGTGTCCCCACTGCGAGCGCCAGGTGCCCAACTCGGAGGTCACCAAGGGCTACCAGTTCGAGAAGGACCGCTATGTCCTGTTATCGGACGATGACATCGCCGGCGTGCGGCCGCCGTCGACGCGTGTGATCGACCTGGTGCAGTTCGCCGATGCCCGGGAACTCGACCCGATGCACGTCGATCGTACGTATTACCTCGCGCCCGATGGTGCCACCGGCGTGCAGGCCTTCGCCGTGATGCGGGAAGGCCTGGTTGGCAAGGTCGGCATCGGGAAGCTCGCCCTCTACGGCCGCGAATATCTCGTCGCCGTCCGGCCGCGTGGCCGCGCGCTCGTGCTGCACACCCTGCACGACGCCGCGGAGATGCGGCGGATCGACGCCGTCGACGAGCTGAACGCGGTGCCCGTCGACGTCGACGCGGCGCAGGTGAAGCTCGCGCGCCAGGTGATTACGGCGTTCGACGCGCCCCTCGACCTCGCCAATTATCGCGACGAATACCGCGCGCAGCTGCAACGCATCATCGACGCGAAGGTCGCCGGCGACGAGATCGTCGGACCCGTCGCGGAGCCGGCGCCGGCGCCGGTGAACCTTCTGGATGCGTTGAAACGGAGTCTGCAGGCGGTCAGCGCCGCGAAGAAGAAGCCGGCGCGTGTCGCGGCCGCGGGGCCCACGCGGAAACGCGCGTAACGGCGCAGTTCTGCACTCGCCCTTCCCGCTATCGAGACTGGCGTCGCCCGCCGATACGTTGGGGGATCTCCCGCCTTCCCCAGCGGAAAGTCTCCAGTCGTGGCCTCTCGCGGTAATGGCAATCGCCTGTTCTACGGCGACAACTTAGACGTTCTCCGGCAACACGTCCCGGACGAGAGTGTCGACCTCGTCTATCTCGACCCGCCGTTCAACTCGAACGCGAATTACAACATCCTGTTTGCCGAAAAAAACGGCAAACAGGCCGCGGCACAAATCCACGCCTTCGAGGACACCTGGCGGTGGGACGAAGGCGCCGCGCGCTCTTTCCAGGACGTGGTGGAGCGCGGTGGCCGCGTCTCAGAAGTGATGCAGGCATTTCGCGCGTTCCTGGGCCACAGTGACATGCTCGCGTACCTGGCGATGATGGCTCCGCGGATCGTCGAGCTCCGCCGCGTGCTGAAGCCAACGGGCAGTCTGTTCCTGCATTGCGACCCGACGGCGAGCCATTATCTCAAGCTGCTGCTCGATGCGGTCTTCAACCCCGTCAACCTGCGCAGCGAAATCATTTGGCGTCGAACACTCGCGAAAGGTCTCGCGTTCACCGGCTTCCCGAAGGATCACGATACGATCTTCTACTACGGGGCCAGTGGGAACGTGACGTTTAACCGTCCATACATCCCCTACGACCCGGACAATCTCGAGGAGAAAACCGCGAAAAAGTACAGCCACCGCGATCGAGAGGGTCGGCTGTATCGTCTCGACAATCTGCTGAATCCCAACCCGAACCGTCCAAACCTGACCTACGAATTTCTTGGAGTGAAGCGCGTCTGGCGGTGGACGAAGGAACGGATGCAAGAGGCCTACGAGAACGGTCTGGTGATTCAAACAAAGCCCGGCGCCGTTCCGCAACTGAAGCGGTACTTAGACGAGCAAGAAGGCCGCCCAGTCGATTCGGTCTGGACGGACATTCCGCCGTTGAACTCTCAAGCGAAGGAACGTCTCGGTTATCCGACGCAAAAGCCCGAAGCCTTGATGGATCGCATCATCGAGGCGAGCACGAATGAGGGCGACACGGTGCTGGACCCTTTCTGCGGCTGCGGAACCACGATTGCGAGCGCGCAGCGACTCAGCCGCAAGTGGATCGGCATCGACATCACACATCTTGCAATCGGCCTCATCCGTCATCGCTTGAGCGACACGTACGGTGAGAAGATCGCGGAGGCCTATCGCGTCATCGGCGAGCCGGTCTCCATCGAAGATGCGGCAGTCCTGGCCGCGTCAGAGCCCTATCAGTTTCAGGCGTGGTCACTGGGGCTCGTCGGGGCGAGACTCGCGACGGATGTGAAGAAAGGGGCCGACAAAGGCATCGACGGACGCATCTACTTTCACGACGGTGACGACAGTGCCACGAAGCAAGTCATCCTTTCGGTGAAGGCCGGCAAGCTGCACGCACCATACGTTCGGGATCTGCGCGGCGTGGTCGAGCGAGAAAAAGCGGCCATCGGCGTCCTGCTGACGCTGGAGGAACCGACGCGCGCGATGCGGACCGAAGCCGCAGCCGCAGGGTTCTATGCGTCACTCTGGGGGCAACATCCCAGACTCCAAATCGTGACGGTGGGCGAACTCCTGAACGGCAACAGAATCGACATGCCGCCGATCCGACAGACCGATCTCACCCATCGGCGGGCGCCGAAGGCGATCACGCCGAAGCCCGAAGCTGGGCGTCTCGACTTTGATCGGGTCGCCAACTCCACCGCGCCGTTGCCGCGGCGCCTGAAGATGGCGAAGGTTGCATCGCCGCGGAAGGCTACGCCGAAGCGCAAGCGGGCCTGACATGGGGATCATTAACTGGATCTGTCTTCTCGCCGCGTACGTCATTGGAGTTGTGGAGGTTACGGGTCTCGACGGCCGCCGACTATCCGATGTACTTGGTCCTCGCTGAAGCCGTAGGATTCGTAGGGCCGTGGGCGCTGATATTCGGCCTGCTCATCAAGCGACGGCGCCAACGACCCGCGCCTCTCTACCACGTGTGGACGTTGCTCCTCACGATCCTGTGCGCCGGGGGCGGCGAGTACGCCAGAGCGCATCGGCCAGCGAGCGGCGAGGCACGGATCAGCGTCGACCGCCAGCGCTAAGCCGCGCGCGCAGCTCCTCGAGCTCGCGCTTCGGGTCGTAGCGGTCCCGCGGATCCGCGAATTCGGCGACGACGCCAGGCCGCAGCACGCCGGGCTCGCGGTGCCGCGGCTGCCACGCGGGTCGCACGACTGCGGTGCCGCACCAGCAGCGCAGACGACCGCGACAGTGCGTCACCCACTCGCGGCACGCCGGACACCAGCGTGCATGGCGGGTCGGCGGGTCGCTGTCCGGCGTCAGTTCGAGCGTGTCAACCTTCACGCCTGGTCTTCCGTTTCCAGCTCGCCGGCCGCGCAGCGTCGACAGAGCTCCAGATGGCCCAGCGTCGCGGCGCCGGCCGTCGTGTAGCCGCGCGCGGCCAGCTCGTGGCCATCGATCGCCGGTAACCCGCACGCGCAGCCTGGCGCGTGACAGACGTCGCCGGCGCGAAACACCATCGTTTCGTACGTGCGCCCGAACCCGATTTCCTCGTAGCCGACCTTGCGCATGAAGTCGGCCAGCCGGTCATCGCCGCGGCCCTCGAGGATGATGCCGCGCACGTCGCAGAGGATTTCCCGCACGGGTTCGTCGGGCACGTACTCGCCCACGGTCGACACCAGGAAGTCACCGATCTGCGTGCACAGGTGAAACTGACAGTTGCGCGCCACGATGAGGTGGCCGGCGTGGCCGAACCAGCGCCATTCCGATTCGGGGATCGCCATCAGCGCTGGTGCTTCAGATCCGTGTGCCGAATGCGCTGCACGGGATAGTGCGGCTCGGCGGTGCCGTAGCCGCGCGACCACTCGTACCGCGTCGCGGACGCTTTGCGCATCGGCTCGTGGCCGCGCGGGCCGCTCTTGATCTCCGCGGTGTCGCGCCACCAGAAGACGTCGCCGATCGCGAGCTCGCCGAAGGTGACGTTGCGGGTCATCGCCGGATCCGCCCGCGCTTGCGCGGCAGCAGTTCGTGCGTCCGTCGGCCGAATTCGTACGCTTGCTTCGGCGAGTCGACGAGCACCACGACCTGGTTCTCTGGACCATTCACTTCGAACGGCAGCTGCAGGTCGCGGGCGGCCTGGATCACCGCGCCTGACCACCGCGCGTCGTCGAGGGCGAACGCGAGCCGCGCGGGATAGGTCGTCACAGCGCCTCCAGGTCCTTGCGCCGAATGCGCCAGCCGCGGTCGCGGATCGCCGGCAGCGCCTCGTCCTTGATCAGCCGCCGCAGGTAGGCCTGCGACAGCCCCGACACGGCTGCGGCCTCCGGCAAGGTCAGAAACAACTTCTCAGAGTTCTCAGAAGTCGGTGGCGTCGTCGCGGCCCGCAACAGGCCGTGGAGAAACTCGCGGACGAGCTCGTCGGCGGACGTCGCCGGCGCGAGCAACATTTCCTGCCCCGGAGCATGATTTCCTGCTCGAGTCCGCGTACCGTTGCCCGCGACGTCGCGGACGGCCGGTAAAACGAACGGCGCGGGTGCTGGGTGGCGCTCAGACGCGATGCGCGCGACGTCGTCAGGGTTGTAGACGGCCAGCGCGGGGCCGCCCGTGGGGCGGCGCCAGGCGGCCTGCTCCAATCTCCGATCCTTGGCGAGCTGTTCGACCATCTTCGTGCTGACCCCGATCGCGGCGGCCGCTTGTTGTTTCGTGAGCCAGGTGGAGAAGTCGATGTCGGCCATGGCCTTCTGAGAACTCTCCTACTTCTGAGAACGGCGGCGCACTTCTGAGACGTTCCCCGTGGAACGGCGTGCAGCGTTACCGGTTGCTCATCGGGAAACACCCTCGACGATTTTCAGAGTGAGCCCGTGGTCAAGGACGACGATGCGCCGACCCGGCCAGACGTGGCTGAGACTGTCCTCAATGAACCGCTTCGCGGCGTCGCTGAGGATCTGCGTGCTCTCGACGACGATGACGTCGTCCGGTTTGACCTCAGCGTGCGTGAGGCGCGTCGTGGCCGGCAACGCCGAGAGCAGTTTCAGTGCTTCACGTCGATCCATGGGTCGCCCTTCCCTTCCTTGCGGCTGACCGACTTCGCGTAGTCCGCGGCCGCAATCTTCCGGAGCGTGTCGCGATGCTGTTCGTCGACGGGGAACGCGAGGGGCGGTTGCCGACGGTCGCGTCGGCGCTCCAACCATGCACGCACGGCCAGGCGGGTCGCTTCGCCGAGGACCGTCACAATCGCGAGGCCGCCGAAGAGCCATCGGAGCAGCGACATCAGCAGCGTGAATCCATCTGGATCATGCGGCATGGCGATCCAACTTTCATGCGGCCTCGACGACGCGGACCTTCATGTCGGGCACCGCGCGGTACCGGTCGACGCCTTCCTTCGTCAGGAAGCCGGCGACGACGAGCTCCTGGAGCGCGACCGACAGGCTCTTGTTGTTGATGCGCGTGCCGGTGCGCTCGAGCTCCTTCAGGATCTCGCGGAAGCGGCGCGACTCGGCGAGCCAGTCCGCCTTGATCAGACGCGCGACGCGGCCGGTCGTCGACGCGCCGTCGGCTTCGATGATGCGGCGCTCGATCGCGACCTCGAGCTCGGGCTGCTCGACGAGCAGCCGCAGCAGCGCCGGCGCCTCCGCGATCAAGCGCGCCTTAATCGCCTGGTAGAGCGCTTCGTCGACCTGGCCGTTCGTTCCGCTCGAGCGAGCTTCGCCTTGAGCGCTTTCATCTCGAGCTCGTGCAGCGCGTTCGCTAACCGAATGTTGCGTTCGATCTTCGCGAGCTTTCGATTCACGTGACGCGTGAACTGAAGCAGGCGATCGCGTTCCTTCGGGGTCATGCTGCCCTTTCTCGAGCGCCTCGAGGCGGCGCCGTAGATTCTGGTTCTCCTCGCGCAGCTGCGCGTTCTCGCGCGTCAGCCGCGCGGCTTCCTCCTTCGTCACCTGCGCCTCCTTCTGCCCGGTCATCGACCGCGCGATCTCGCCGACGCTGGTCATCGGCCGTGCGACAGCCCGCTCCACCGCGTGTTTGATCGTTGCGGCGGTGGCGATCGTGGTCGCGTTCCGGACGTCCAACTGCCCCGTCGCCACATGGTGCGCGATCGCGGTCGGCATCCACGCCGGCTGCGCGTACGTGCGCACCGCGTGCTTGCCCCAGCACGCGAAAAACTGCCCGAGCTCGAGCGTCGCGATGTCCGCCTTCGACGGTTTCGCGATGCCGGCCGGGATGTTCTCGAGCGTGCGCTTGATTTCGTTCGCCTCGCGCTGCACGCCGAGAATCCACACCGGCACGCTCCGCAGGATCTCCTTCTCGATGCCGCCGAGGTCCTGGCTGTCGAGCCACAGGTAGTTCTTCAGCCCGGCGCCCTGGCGGATGAACGCGGCCGCGGCGAGCTTCACCGGGGTGCCGCGGCCCTGCGGAATGAACTTCCAGGCCTCCGGCACGACGACGACCGTCGCGGTGCCGTGCTCGAGCACCCAGTCGAGCGACGACTTGATGACCAGGTGTTGCAGATTGACCGGCAGCCCCGTCAGGTCCATCGCGTTGACGCCGGCGGCGAGCTCGACGCCGGGCGCCCACCGCACGGTCGCGATCGCGGGCACGACCTCCTCGAGATACGCGTCGAGGGTCAGGTACACGTCGCCGGCGAGGCCTTTGGCGGTCTCCATCGCCTTACGGACGTTCTTGTGAACGTCGGCGAGGGTGCGCGCGCCTTTACTTGCGCGGATGATCCAGGCGCGCTCGAATTTCAGCTTCTCGCCGCGGCTGGCCTCGAGAACGCTCGCGACAAACTGCCAGTCGGCCTGTTCGCGGAAGTACGGATCGATGCGCCGCGCGCTGCGGAAGCTGCCCTCGCCGCGCTTGGTGATGAACGTGATCGCGCGGACGGCGGCGCGGCTGATCAGCCCCTCGAGCGCGGTCGTCTTCCCCGCTTCCTGCGTCTGGCCGCAGACGGCCATATGGCGCAGTGGGATCTCGACGACAGCGCCGGAGGGCACCGCGAAGCCGAGCGTCACGGTCGCCGGCGACGGCCGCAGCGTCATGCGGGCGGGAGCTCCCACCGGTGGCTGCACCAGCCGCAGAAGAGGCGATGCGGGTGCTCGCGGGTCGGCGCAAGGATCGCGCCCGTCCGCTGGCACTCCGGGCAGATCGCCGACGTGACGCGGTTGCGCAGGGCGCGATCGGCCGGGAGCTTCATCATCGACCGCTTGCCGCCCGGGCGGAGGCCGAGTTTCTCGTTGATGTGCGTCATCGCGCCTCCTTGGCGGCCGCGTGCACCTTCTGCACCTCAGTGAGTTGCTGTTCGCGGACGCGAATCGCGCGGTGATAGCGCGCGATGCGATCGCGCGACGTCGTGCGCTGCAACTGCTCGGCGTAGTAGGCGATCTCGCGCTTCAACTGGTCCGGCGTTTTCGTGTTCATCCGGATTTCCTCTGACTAGCCGACGCGTCGCGCGAGGGCGATCGCACGCACGCAATCTAGATACGCGGTCTTGCCGCTGCACCTTGGCTCGTGGGGGCACCCGCCGTGGACGCGCGCGCGAATCTGTTTCGCATCGTCGAGCTCGCGAGCTGTCAGCGGCCGTTCCTCCATCGGACCCAACGTCAACTGCTCCGGGACGACCACCGCGCGATCGAGAAACTGCGCTTTGTGGCGGAGCACTCGGAGACTGCGATCGGAACGCGCGATCCACGACTGGTGACTTGCAGGGTCGGCGTCGGCCTCGACGGACCAGAGGACGATCGCCATCGCCTGCAGCCGGTCGATCGTGCGCCCGTCGTCCAGGAGTTGCTGCACGACCGCGGCGGCGCCGGCGTCGGCCGTGGGGAGCGCGCCGCCGTTGTGCAGCGGATACGTCACGCGCCACCACGCGAGAAACTGCGCGATTTGCGCGCCACTGTGGCGCGCCAGTACAGGATCAGCAGCAGGGATCTGTACTTCTGCTTCTGATCTGTACGTGTGCGCCACTTCGTCGAAATCAGGCCCATTTTCTTGTGCGCCACCTACCTCTTGCGCGCCACTTTGAACGCCACTGTGGCGCGCAACCTCGTTTTTGTGCGCCACAGTGGCGCGCAGCGACTCCGGATCTTCGGTCGCGAGACGCTTGAGGCAAATGCGATAGGTTGCGGTGCCTCGATGCCGTCGAGTCGTCACCTCGAGCCAGCCACGATCGACTAACCGACGCAGCGCGCGATCGACCGACCGTCTCGGGACGCCGCTCTTGCCCGCGAGTGCCGCGATCGACGACGGCCGGACATTCGTGCCGTCGGGGCGCCAGGCGAACCACCGCGCGAGCGCCTTCAGAACGGCCTTATCCGTTGCCGAGGAGAACCCCGTCGTCCACTCCACGCGCTGCGCCAGTGATGGAGTACCGCCGCCGGCGCCGCTCATCGCTCGCGACGCCGACGGCTCGCCGAACGATTGGTGTTACCCTGCGAACAGCGAGGCGTTGGCGGCACGCCCGCGTGATGGGGACGTCGGAGCTCATGTACAATATGAGCCCGTTCTCTGCGTGACGTTTCCATGTCAGCCCTCCGGCACAACGGGACCCGTTGACCGCACAGCCGCTGCGCCTCAGAAACGAGCAGGCTTCGGTCGTAAGTTCCCGACTGGTTAGGTGTCGAAGCTGTTCTTCGCCCACACAGCCGCAGCGTCGGGTTGGCTGGCCCGACGCCGGTGCCGCCTGAGAAACCGGTCGTCAGCGCGCTGGGAACATCCGCGGACGCGTCGATCGATCGGCTGCTGTTGCTGAGCCCTCCTCACAGAAAGGCCGCTCGCCCCCCGCACGCCGTCGCTGTTGCCCCGAGCGACGTCGCACGCGCGCGACCGGCGGGTTATGGCTCGTCGACGATGTCCTCTGCGTCGTCGACGTCGCGCTCGTCGTCCCCGTCATCGTCCAGGTCGACGACGTTGTCGTCTTCGTCGTCCTCCTCGGGCGTGTCGTCGACGTCGTCTTCGATCCGCAGCCGCGGCCGGCGTTCGTGCCGCTTGCCGCCCGACTGCCGATCGCGGATCACGTCTTGCGCCTCCACCAGGTCCTCCCCTTCTTCGCGCCGAGGCCTCGATAGAGATCGAGGGTGGTCGCCTGATCGACGTGCTGCCGGCGGCGCCGCCAGCGCACCGCGGCGATGAGCCAGGCGATCAGCGCCAGGACCCACGCGCCGACTGACACCCAGAACGCCGCCGCATCGCCGGCCATCAGTCGCGCGGATCCGGCGCCGGCTCCGCCGGCGGCATCGCTTTGCGAGCGGCCATCGGCCAGCGGAGGATCGAGTGTCCACAGAGCTCCTCGGTCAGCAGCGACACCAACAACAACACGGCGCGCACCAGGTCGGGCGAATGCGCGCTCTCCTCACTGCCGCCGAGCAGCTCGAGGATGTCGTTCAGCTCGCGCCGGAGGCGTCCGCGATCCACCTCCTGGCGGGGCCGCACCATCAGCTCGTAGATGTCGGCGACGCCGAAGATCCAGGTGAGGTGATCGAGCGCGAGCGGCTTGCCGGCGTCGAGCTCGCGCAGCACGCCGACCAGCGCATTGGCGTTGACGCGGCCGCGCGCGTGCAGGGATTCGATCAGGCTTTCGGCTTCGCTCATAGGGACTCCAAGGCGCGGTTCAGGCCGAACCGGATCACGCGGAGTTCTTGCTCACTGAAGGTGAGCGAGTGCTTCGTCTGGAGCGTGTTTTCATCGCGGACGACCTCGACGATGTTCAGCAGCCGCGGGCCGAGCAGCTTACTGATCCGATCGGCTTGCGATTTGACGGCGTCGTGGACGATCGACGCGTTCTCGGCGGTGCCGAATTCCGGGTCGTACGAGTCGGAGACGGGCCCCGGCGTCAACGCTTCCTCCGCTCCGCGAGCATGGCGTCGGCGGCCTTGTACGCGAGATAGGCCAGGGTGCCCGCTTGGTCGTCGAGGGTTTTGTCAGGCATCAGGCGTTCACTGCTTGCCTTAAGGGCCTGGCGTGAGCGGCCGCTTGAGGTTCTGGGCGACGAGCTCGTCGTGCAGCACGCGCGCCGCAGGTGACTCGCGCAGCAGCGCCTCGGCCTGCGCCATGCCCTTCTCGGTCAGCCGGAACGACGGTGTGCCCCCTTCAAGCCGTACCTCCGCGTCACCGGCGAGCACCATGTCGAGCAACTGTTGATCGATCCGCACGTGTTCAGCCCAGCGGATCAACGCGTGCGCTTCGGCGTCCGGCGGTCGTTCGCCGCCGTGCTGGTCGATCAACTGCTGGAGCAGTAGATCGACTTCCGCGTCGCTGAGGTTGCCGGCGAGCTCGTGGTCGTTGCTGGTCTCAGCCATGAAATTGCATTTTCAAAATGCAGTTAGCGACCCCTTGTCGGCGCAGTAGACGCAGATGAGGAATCGTCGCGGTTTCGAGCGGACCGCAGGCGACATCAGCTCACCTTGCTCAGCGCCTCGCGGATGGCTTCGACGGCAATCGTGTCGAGCTGCTGCCAGATCCGATCTTCGTCGCCCCAGTCGAGCACGGCGGGGATCACGGCTTTGGCGAAGTGCCGCGTCGACGGCTGCATCGCGTGGACGGCGTGGTGCATCGCCTCGAGCGCGCGTGCGCGGCCGTTGCCGTCGGAATTACCGTACAGCGCCACCAGGTGGATGAAAGCCTGGAGCGCGCGCGCGTCCTGGCCGGTCAGCGCGGCGAGCGCGTATTTCTCCTTGACGCCGGTGTCTCGCGAGAGCCGTTCAGCGAGCCACTTCAGAGCGGTCTGACAAAGCGGTTTCTCGGTGGCCATGAGTTTCCTTCAGACTCGAAAAGTTTCCGTCAGACTCTGAGAGTGACGTGCTGGCTCGCCGCGGTTCGCCGCACGTCTGACCGATTGCCTCTCCGCAGCGCGAGACGTCATCGGTGGCTGCGGCGCCGCGTTGCTTAGCGGTCCTCCGTCTCAGTTGCCCAGCGGCAGCGCGGCCTGCGCGAACAACTCGGCGATCGACGTCGCCTTCAACTCAAACCCCTCGGTCTTCGCACGCGCGCGCGCCGCCTCGAGCACCTCTTCGCCGTACGCCTCGATGCGCTGCCCGAGCGAGCCGTCGCGACCCGCGCCGTGATAGCGGCCGCCGCACATGCAGTCGCAGTGCGGGGTGGTCGCGTTGTGGCACTTCGCGTCGCACCGGCCCTTGGTGCCCTCGCTGTTCCCCCAGGACATGACCGTCATGGTTCACGAAACGGCCCTTATCGGACCCCGACGACTTTCTCGCCAACCCGCCGACGTTTCGCTTCCGGATCCGGAAGTGCCCTTTCGCCGGCGACGTGCCCGCCGCCGACGATCCGCAGGCGCGCCTTGAAGAGCGGGAGTTGGCGCGGTTCGCCGTCGGCGCGCGCCATCTGCCGCCGCACCGCGGCCAGCCGGGCGGATCGCGTCCGGACGCGGTCGTCCGCGCGGCGATCGCCGAGGGTGCGCACGACGCCCTTCCGAAACAAGAGCTGGCCGGACAGGGTGCGCTCGCACGCCAACTGCTTGGTGTGGGCCAGCCATCGGACACCACGATCGGTCACCTCCAACATGCGCGCCGCGTCGATCGTCGTCAAAAGCACGTGATCGTCGGCTGCGTCGGGCTTCTGCCCGAGTGCTACACTCTGAAACGACATAGGCACCGGTCCTCCTCAAGGCCAGGTCCGTTGTCACCCGGAGGCCGCGAGCTGCCGCCCGCGGCCTCCACCTCACGTGCTGCCCGTCAGTTGCGGCGCATCACCTGCCTTTCGGGTTTGCCCCCTCACCACACGCGCTCGTCGGCGGACACCAGGGCATCGACCGCCGCGTCGACGTCTCGCGCCACCACGCGCGACGGCTCCGGTCGCGGCGCGATCGGCTGGCGCCTGCGCTCGATCCACTCATCGAGGTCGCGCTCGTACAGCCCTTCGAGGCGGCCGTTGTCGCGCCGCTGAAACACGATCTCGTGCGCCTTGATCAGGCGATACAACTTCGCGACCCCGATGCCGAGGCGCACCGCGGCCTTCGACGCCGGCAGCAACCGGCCGCGCGGCGGGACAATGGGCGCCTTCAAGTTAGGCTGCGGCTGCGACATCTTCACCTTCTCCCGGTGTGGCCATCCGCGGCCACAGACGCGTGCGGCGCGCGCAATTCGGCATGGGCCATCCGATCGGCGCGCGCCGGCAAGTGCTGCAGTGCGAACAGGCCGACGAGGCCATTGACGAGTTGCTCGAGCGCCTGCTGCTGACCACAGGCTGGCGCGAGGACGATCAGGCCAAAGTGCTGCGCGTAGAGACGCGCGAAGATGACTTCGATCTCCGCCGGCAGCGCGCGCACATGCACGACGGAAATCCGTTTTTCCCCACTGAGAATCTTCGAAAGGTAGACCGAATCGATGGCCAGGCCGGAGGCGGCGCTCATCGCGGCGGCCACCGCTTCGTGCTTCCATCCGCTGGTGTCGATCGCCAGGCGTACGAGCGAGCGCACGAGGACAAGGCTTTTGTCCTGCTCTTCTTCGCGAAGGACACGCTGGTTGGCCTTCACGCGTCACAGTCCGCCAGTCACGATGGACGAGCCGTTCATGACGCCATCGCTTCGGGAAACACATCGGCTTCGGCGACGCCCAGCGCGCGCGCCAGCGCAGCGCGTTCGTTGTCGGTCGGGGTGATGTAGCCGTTTTCGATGCGCCAGTACCGGTACTCCTTGATGCGCGACTTTGTGGAGAGCGCCAGTTGTGACAGCTTCTTTTCGGCGCGCAGCACTCGGAGGCGGTTCTTCTGACCTTTCATGTTGCGAAATGTATCAGTACATGAAAGCTGTCACAATAAGAAATATTCATTGCCTGCAAAGCTTTGCCCGAACTAGGCTTATGTGGCCTACTGTCCAGCGTCGTGACGGTGGGCGAGAACTTCAAACGGATCCGCAACGCCAAAGGCATCAAGCAGGAGCAGATCTATAAGCAGCTCGGCTTTCAGCGCGTGTCGAACGTGTCGCTGCTGGAGAACAGCCCGCGGCTGCCGCGGGCGCCGACGATTAAGAAGATGGCCATGGTGCTCGGATGCGAACCTTGGGAACTGCTCGAGGGCGTGCAGACGCCGTACGACGAACTGAGGCTGCGCACGGGGAAGCCGACACCATTCGACGCGCGTGCGCCGAGGAATAAGCAGCGACGAGCAGGCGTCGGCGATTCAGCGGCTGACCGCGTCAGGCAACCAACGTCGGGTCGCGCCGCACCGTCGTCGGCAAAAAAGGGGACGTGATCGGCCTGGCAGACTTAATTCTGCTCAGCACGTACGTCCCCTACTGGGCGCCGTGCACGTGTTGCCGGCGCCGCGTTCGTTGCTATCCCTGGCGCTGTTGGCTCGATCAATGACTCCCGTCGTCGTAGCGGTTCGTCGAGAGGCAATCGACATGAAGAAATGCCCCTACTGCGCCGAGGACATCCAGGACGCGGCGATCGTATGTAAGCACTGCGGACGCGATTTAGGGTCGCAGACTCCGACCGTCGTCGCGGGCTCGACGCCGCTGCCTGTTACGGCAGCGACCACACGGCAGAGACGAAGTCTTGTCGGGAAGGTCATTGCGGGCGTGATCGCCCTGCTCTTAATGGGTTGGTGCGCGCGTCAGATCGACCCGACCTCCGCACCATCCAGAACCGTGAAGCTGGACGCCGAAGTGAAGTTCAACGGGCTGCAGTTCACGATTCGGAATCCAAGCAAAGTCGACTGGGCAAACGGGAAGGCAGAGATCAACGGCGTCTTCAATGGTTACGAATATAAATTTGGCTCGCTGGCCGCCGGGCAGACCATCCAGGTTGGGGCGCTCCAATTCGCGAAGCGCAATGGCGAGCGTTTCAATCCCATTCAGATGAAGCCACAGGAGTTCTACGTTTACGCCGACATTCCGGGCGGCAGCGGCGTCTGGCAGGGCGGTTGGAAATGAGCGACAACGAGCTCCCCTTCTACGCCCCGAAGCGTCCGCCGGCGCCGCTGAAGAATCTCGATCGCGAACTCCGAAAGCTCGATCGGTGACCGTCGTGACGCGCAATCGCCGGAGGTACAATTGAACCGTGGCCGCCAACCCTCTCGCGGCGCTCGAACGGCTCGTCGCCTCGAACCGACGCTTCGAGCATGCCGTCCGTCCCACTCTCGAAGCGCTCGGCACGGCGATGCACAGGATTCAGATTCCGCCGCACAATCGCGTGCTCGCCAGACAGTTGACGGAGGCCAGAGACGCGTTATTGAAAGCCAAGGAGGAATTCCTTGTGTCGCTCGACCAACAGACGACGTTGGTCCATGCGCTCGAGGACCTCTTACCGAGAGTGGTTGCGGCCGACCGTCGCAACGCCGAACTCGAAAAGCGGGTCGCCGAGCTAGAGAGCGATCTCGCGGCTTGGCAACGTCAGTACGAGCCAGAGAGCGATCTGTCCCGCCCATCGTTCTTCTCGAATATCCGCGCAGCGTTTTCAGCCCTGTTCGGGCGGTAGGCCATGCGCCCGGACGTTAAGGTAGTGCGCCTGCAATGGCGCATGCGGGTCGCGTTGTCGCTGATCTTCGTCGGCGCGTGCTTCTACATCATCCTTTCGGGAGGGTATCCGGAAGGCGTGCGTACCTGGGCCGCGGGTCTCATCGGAGTCGTCGGCGGGTACTGGCTCCGATGACCGTCTATCTCCCGAAGAACGCGAAGTCGTGGTACTACGACTATCGCTGGCGCGGTCAGCGGTTCTGGGGCCCGACGCACCAACTCACCAAGGCCGACGCGCAGCTCGTCGAGGCGCAGAAGAAACTGCGACAGCGCCAGGAGGCCGGAGGCATCGCGCCCTCCGACGTCGACGCGACTCCACGTTTTCAGAAATGGGCGAACGTCTACCTGAAGTACCAACAGAAATTCGTCGATCGGCCCGACCTGGTGAAGCGCGCCGTCGACGTCGTGCTCGAGTTCTGGGGCGAACGTCCCCGGGCGCCGCGGTTTCGACCAAAGGGCACGAACGCGCACCCGCAGCCAGCGCCGTATCACGATCTGCGGCTCGGCCACCCGATCGCCGACGCGAGCTGGATCGAACGCTTCGAGCGCTGGATTGAGGCGCGCGGCGTCAGCGGCTCGACCCGCAACACGTACCTCAGCACACTGAGCGGGTTCTATCGGGTCGCGCGCGACCCGCAGTACCGCCAGGTGGCGCAGGTGCCGAACAATCCGTTTCTCGAGATTCGGCGCAGCCGCCGCGTCGGACGCGTCGTCGCGCTCTCCGTCGACCAGGTGAAGGCCTGGATGGCGGCGGCGCCGCGCCACGTGCGGATCGCGATGGCGATCGCGGCGCTCGCCCCGAAGCTGCGCCTCCAGACGATCCTCGAGCTCGAGTGGCAGCGGCATTTCAATCGCGACCTGACGCGCATCACCGTCTACGACCACAAAACCGGCGGCGCCGGCGTGCCGCAGGTGACACCGATCGACCCCCAGCTGCGCGGCATCCTGGAGGCGGTGCGGGGCACGGTAAAGACGGGCTTCGTCGTGACATACCGGGGCCGGCCGGTCACGTCGATCAAAAACGCGACGAAGCGCGCGGCGAAAGACGCCGAGTTGCCGTGGGGCGTCCACCACGGCGTCACGTTCCACTCGATTCGCCATTCGGTCGGCACGCTGCTGGCCGAGCTGGGCATCGGCGAGCGTCTGCGCATGGAAGTGATGGGACACAAAGAGATTCGCACGACGCAGCAGTACACGCATCTCGCCGCCGCGTCGCAGGTCTATCCGCACGAGCAACTGTCGGCCGCGCTGGCGCTGAAAGACATCATCACCGCGCCGGCGCCGCCGCGCCGGCGGCGCGCTGGACGGACTTTCGGGACGGCCGATCAGGATGCGACGGAACCGGCCCGAAAACGCGCGAACCGATCCGCGCGTCGATCGTCGCCGCGGGCCTCGCGATCGTAGATTCGCTGAATGAAATCGGCCGAGTCGGGCCGGTGAGGCACAGGATTCGTAATCAGCAGGTCACCAGTTCAAGTCTGGTCGCCGGCTCCAATGCTGTCAGATAGTTACGACGTTGTTTCGGAACTCCAATCAGCTGGACTTTCGGGAATGTCTTCGGCAGCGTGACGTTCGACGCCCGATGAACCGCTTGACGCCCCACTAAATTAAATATATATTTCTCATATATCCCTGGTGGAACAGGCCGCTGGGGACATGGTCCGGACGTCACCGACCGCCAGGCGCGTCCGGAGGGAGGAGGGGCCACCCATGGCCGTTGTGAAGAAGCTCACGAGGCTCGGCGACTCGCGAGCCGTCGTTCTGCCGAAACCGTTTCTCGATCAACTCGCGCTCGGTGAATTCGGCGAAGTCGAACTGACGTTGGAGAAGGATCGCATCATCGTCGCACCCCACCGGTACGCCACTGAGACCGAGGCACGAGGGGCAGCGAAGCGGATGATTGCTAAACACGGAAAGGCGCTGGCGAGGCTGGCGAAGTAGCGAGGTTAGCGTTCGCGATGGCCACTATTTACCTGACCGTCGATGAAGTCGTCGCGTTTCATGCGGAGGTCCTCGCCCTCTACGGAGGAGCCGAGGGTCTCCGCTCTTACCATCTGCTAGCGTCCGCAGTCATGCAGGTTCAGCAGAGCGCATTCGGTGAGGATGCCTACCCGACGATCCCCGAAAAGGCGGCGGCGTACGGCTTCTGCATCGCCCAGAACCAGCCGTTCATCGATGGCAACAAACGAACCGCAATGCTGACGATGGTCTCGTTCCTCGATCTCAATGGATATCAACTGATCGAGGATGACGACGCTATCGCTCAGATGTTCGAGGACGTCGGCGCAGGGATCATCGACCAGGGTGAATTCTTCGGGTGGGTCGTGAATCACGCTAGGCCGGCTCCGACCAGCAACGTCGTGCCACTCAAGTCGAACGAGTAAGCGCGAGAGAGCTCGAACGCTGGGCGTTTATGCCCAGCTGAGAGGAGCGTTGTCAGATGCCTGCATCAGCGGTCGACGTCAGAAACAACGTTGGTGTCGCGAAGGAGATCGTCGTCGCGTGGCTATCGTCGGCGACCCTAACGGCAGGAACGTTCGGGCACGACGCCAATAAAATGGGAAACTATATCGGGACGGTTTATAAGCTTGTTCACAAGGCCGTCGTCGAAAGCACCGAAGAGCAGCTCCCGCGCGGCAAGTCCACCTAGCGGCCTCGACTCGCTAGCCACTTCTCGCTGATGTGTCCGGCCGTGTCCTTCGACGCGCCGCCGTGCCACGCGCCGACGATCGCGAGCGCGGCTCCGATCAGCCGAGTGCCGAACGCACCGAGGATCCGCGGCTGCGCGAGCTCGCGCAGCGACTGCAGGTCTGCCAGCTGATCGAAAAACGAATACAGCAAGACCAGCACGCCGGCGAGCATCGCGCGGTTCCAGGCGGACGTGGACGTGCGCTTCATCATCGACCGGCCTCGATGTAGTCCAGCCGTTCGATCGGATGGACTTCCCACCAGCCGTGGCCGTGGTCATCGTCGAACCGGCGGATACCACACACGGTGATGGATTTCCCGTGACGCTCGGCCTCGCGTAGGCGGGCGCGCGCGGCCGGCGTGTTCAGCGGGCTGTCCTTCGTAATCTCAGCGACGATGAAATGATCGTGGGGATCAGACAGGCGAACGTGCAGGTCGCCGTCTGCTTCGGTGCGCACCAGCGTCACGCGGCCGGTCACGCGCACGTGCGTGCGCCGAACGGTCTTCATCTCGTCGATCGTCGCGTGGTGATACGGCCGCGACACGCCGAGCGCAAGCAGAAGCAACCAGGCGCCCACCCTACGTTCCCCACACGATGTTCTTCTTCTTCACGTACGCCCACGCCGACTCCGCCTGCTCGATGAGCTCTTCGAAAAACTCGAACATGGCTGTCCTCCTCTCCCGGTTATTTGATGACGCGGCCGCCGAGCAGCCCGGCGATCGCTGGCAGCACCCACTGGACCACTTTCTTCACGAGGTTCGACGCGTCCGCACGCAAAGCCTTCTGCTCGGCCTCGATCGCGGCGAGCCGCGTGTCGATGCTGATCAGCTGTACCGAGAGCGCGCCGAGACGGTCCACGACGAGGTCCATGCGAGTCGAAAGCGGCGTTAGGTCGACTGACGGTAACGGCGCGGGTGGGGGTGGGGGTAGGGTCGCCGGTGCGGACGATACGGACGGTATGGACGGGTCGACGACATCCCGCGCGAATGGCGCGCGCCAGCTTCCCGCCGCGCTGCAGCCCAGCAACTGCCACGCCGGCCGATTCTCAGTCTCGCTGTTGATCAAGGCGTCATAAGCACAGCCGTCGCGGCTCACCAACACGTCGACCGCATAACGCTCGCCGTTGACGGTGCAGCCGTTCTGCGCCGGGTTCTTGCCGCCAAAGAGGCCGACGCCGGCGTCGCGCATTTCCCACGCGGCGCGACTGATGATCTCGAACGCGCCGCAGGGACCGGCGATCGAGACGCCGCGCTGCGCCAGGTCGGCTCGGACGGAGGCGATGACCTCGACCGGCGACTGAGCGGCCGCCGGCACGGTCAGCGCGAGAAGGACAGCAATGATGAGCGCGCCGCGACGAATCATGATGGTTCCTTGGGACAAAAAGCGCGCCGTCCAATCGACGGGCGACCGTAGTTGTTACGTCTCACACGTCGACGGTGGTCGGGTCGCGCGCGCAGCTGCGCGCGGAGCTCGTCAAGCGTCTGCCCGCGCGCGGCCGCCTTCACGCACGCGAGGAGGTCGGGTTCGTCGATCACGTCGCCGAGTTCGTCGAACCAGGTCCACTGACAAGTGGCGATGTAGAGGTTCAACGTCACCTCGTCGATCGGTGTCGGGGCCGGCGCTGGGGCCGTCGCCGGCGGCCGCGCGGACGCACAGGCGCCTGCCATCAGAGCAATCAGCACGGCCGCCCCCATCCTCACGACGGATAGACCGTGCCCTTCCGGCGCTGGAAGTGAAAGTGCTCCTTCGGGTGCCCGGGATGCTCGAGCTGCCCGTAGAACCGCGCGGTTGCCAGGCCGATGCCGGTGACGGTCGGTGCGTCCGTTTCGCCATCGCTCAGCTCGAGCAGGACCTGGCGCAACACCGCGTCCTTTTGCGCCGGCGTGAACGACCACGAGCGGACGTCGTATGCCTCGCCCTTGGAGTGCGGGTCGTCCGGCGGATGCTGTTCGCACGCGCAGGTGATCAGCAGCGGCAGCTGCAGCCGGCGGGCGGTCCGCTCGAGCGCGCCGAGCAAGCGCACGCCGGCCGGTGCCACGCGCGCGAAATACACGCCGGGCTTGACCTGGACGATCATCGGCCGCTCACCGGCCAGTGATGGCGGCAGCAACCGCAGACGGCGACGTTGTCGTCGCGGACCTCGATAACGGTTGCGCCGCGGCGATTCAGGGCCTCACACTTCGGGCATGCCAGGTCCACCTCGAGGCGGCGCCGCAGGGCGTCGTTGAAGTTCGACGCCGGCGTCATCGCGTCCCTCGCTGCAGCAGCACGTCGACCTTGCCATCGAGCCGCTCGAGATACTTCTCCATGCGTTCCATCCGGCGGTCCGACTCGGACGTTTTCGTCTCGACGACCGACAGCCGTTTCTCGACGTCGTTTCGGTCATCGGCGTACGTGCGGCTGCCCGACGTCGCCCACTGCAGGAGCGTGAGCGTCAGCGCCGCAATCGCCAGCCAGTTCACCTTGGTCCTCGTTCCTGGAGTCACGGCCCTACTGCACCTCGAACGTGATTTGGCCGTTTGTCGACGTGGTATCGGTTGCCGCTGACCAATTGCCCGTGGCAGTCAGATCTTTGTAAAGCGGGATTGTCGTGCCTCCGGCGGCTGTCTGCACCAGCCCCGCGGCTGCCGCGCCTCCGCTATCGACGACCCGAATTAAGGCCAGTGCCACCTTATTGATCGTGAAGCCGCCCCACGCGCCATTCCCGATCAACAGGTTCGTACTCGGTGTCCCGCCAACGCTCGTCGTCGCCAAGAGAAAATTCACGGTGAGCAGGCGTCCGCGGAGGTAGTACCCGAGGTTGTTGACGTCGCCGCTCGCCACCGTCCACGTCATCGCGCCGTTGCCGGTGAAATTGCCGGCGGAAAACGCGGGATAGATCCACGCGCCCTGTTCGTGGGCGGTGAGCCGCCACCGCGCGGCCGTCGCGTCGTACTCAAACTCCGCGCTGCCCGCCGCGGCGGCGAGCGACGTGTTTCCGGAGGTCGCGAAGTTGATGAGCCTGTTCGCGGCCGAGGCGCTTCCGTTCTGGTGCGCGAGGTCGACCTGGCCGGCGCCGATCGCGTAGATCGTCAACCGCTGGCCGTCGACGCCGGCGGCGATGCCCTGGATGGTCAGCAACGACGCGTTGTTGGCGAAAATCACCAGGTCGCCGAAGCCGGTCGGGATCGCCAGAGCGGTCTGCGTTCCGGTCGTCGTGATCGTCGACGTCGACGGGTCCAGCCCGTTGAGCGTGTCCGCTAGGTCGGTGTTCCAGATGCTCGCAGTGATGAGCTCGCCCGTCGTGCGATGCGCGATGGCCAGGCTCATGACCGCGCCTCACGCCCGGTCAGTCGGGCCGTCTCCGCCTCGAGTCGCACCAGGTCCTCGCTCGGCAGCCAGTTCCGCTGCGAGGGATGCGCGCGCTCGAGCAGCGTCGCCGCGATCGCCGCGGCCGCCTCCGGCACCTGCAGGTCTTCGTAGATGGCGCCGCATTCGAAGCAGCACGCCAGCCGCCACACCGGGTGCACGGACGGGCAATTCGCGCAGAGGCAGCGCACGACCCACTTGCCGCCGGCGATGAACACCGGCGGCGCGATCGGGGCGACCGCCGGGTCAGACCAGGCGAGCGCCGGTCGCGCGATCCTGCCCTGCTTGATGAACTTGCGCTGCAGCGCCCGGTATTCCTCCGGCGTCCGTGCGCCGTGCACGTGCAGCGGCGTCATGATTTCGTTTGGCCACAAACCCATGGTTAGAACCCCAGCACCGTCGTGTTCCCGAGTTCGGACGCGCCAGCGACACCCAGCAGCCAGAAGCGCTGCGAGCTCGCCGGCTCGAGTCCCCAGGTGCACCACAGGAGTCCGCCGGGCTGCAGCTCGAGCCGGACGCGGTTAATCGTGAATTCGGCGTCAACGCCGGAAACGGTTTCGCTGAGCGCGATCCGATCGCCTGGCTCGCGCAGGATGGCCGCCGCCATCAGCGCATCGCTCTTATTGGCGAGAAACCGGACCGACGGCACGTGCGCGAACGGCGACGACAAGATTTGCGACAGGTACGACCCGACGTCGCCGGCGACGTTCGTGTTGTTCTGGAACGGCATGTCCAGCGTCAGGACGCGCTGGCCGTAAGTCCCCTCCACCGCCACTTCGATGAGCGCGTCGTAGCGGTAGATGCCCTTGCCCCGCAGCTGCAGCTTCGTGACGTAGCCGGCGACCGTGCCGTTGTTGACGATCGTCCAACGCACGCCGACACCGGTGTAACTCGCGGTGACGGTGAAGTTCGCGGTCAGATCGACGCCGGATCCGTCCGACGCCGTGTTCATCGTGTAGTCGGTCGTCGCGACCGGCGTGACCTGCGCGGTCCCGCCGATTTGATCGTTGTTCGCCGGATCCCGGTACGGGCCGAAGAGCGTGTCGAGGGTCGCGCCCGGCTGCACCAGCGTCGTCGTCGTCTGCAGGCTGTAGAGCACGGTGGTCGCCGCGGCGTCGACCCTCGTCGGGCGCACGAACACCTGGACGGTGCTGTAAATCTCGTCCCGCTTTCCAGGGACGACGATGCCGGCCCGATCGAAGAGCGCATCGGTCAACGTGATTTCTACGGTCGGGTTCGCCGCGCGGTGATGGCGACTTTCGAACGTGAACGTGCCGCCCTGCGTCGTATCGCCCTTGACGTAGCAGTACCCAAACTCGCTCAGACAGATCTGATTGAGCACCTCGCGGACTTTCGGCCGTGTCCCCGTCGCGCCGCCATCGAGGGCGATCTCGTACGTTTCGAGGCCGGTCTCGATGGCGCGCGCCGTCGGCTGGTCGTCGAGGCTGAGGCCGTCGAGGATCGCCGTCACGAGCTCGTCGCTCCGCTTGTTCAACTGCGCCGCGAGATCGGGCAGGTCCAGACGGGCGTAGTCATCCATGAGATCGAGCGCCACACAGTGCGCGACGCGGTCGTCGTACACGCCAGGCGTGGGCAGGATATCGGCCAGCCGGCCGAGAAACTTGTACGAGACGTTCGCCCCCGAGGTAAGCCTGTAGCGGACGCGCTTGTTGAAGTCGAAGCCGCCGCGCTTGCTGGCGTGCAGGGGTGAGTAGTAGCCCCGCGTCGACGCGGAGTTGTACTCCGAGTTGTCCAACGCAAACGAGAGCTTGCCCGTCGAGGCGACGCGGTCGGTCGGGTCGGATCCCTGGATGCCGTATTCGCAGACAATCGGTTCCGTCGTGCGGACGTCGGCCGACACGTCGACCCACTCGGCGCCACCGCTCGCAAACGCGTCGGTGTTGAACGCCGCCGCCAGAAAGGGTTCGGCGCTGCCGATGCCGAGTGCGACCTGGAATGCGACCTGGGTCATCGGCAGTTAGTCCTGCTCCGCCGCGGCGCCGAGCCAGTCGACGACGTCGACGACGTCCCGCGCCGCCATCGGCGACCAGGGCGTGTTCTCGACATACCGCCGGAGCAGCTCCCAGTCGGGCTGGTCCAACGTCAGGACGGCGTCGACCTGCGGGGAGCGTTTCGGCAGCCCGTTCACCATCAGCGCGCCCTCCGTATCAGGTGTGCTGATGGCGTCGAGCGCGTCGAGCAGCCTGGCCTCGCGACGAATGACGTCGATGCCGCGCGCAGCCTGCGGCGCGCCCAGCACGACCGCGGCGTAGCACAGCTCGAGCCGCTTCTGGTTCTTGGTGGCGTCCGCTTTGAAACTCACGACCCGCTTCATCGCTCGTCGTCTCCTGCGTTCTCTCTCCGCGCGTCCCACGGGTTACGCGCCGGCGTAGGCATTCCAGAGCGACGCGACGGTCGCAAACAGCGCGGCGTCATTGACGCTGGTCGTCGCCTTCCCCGTCTGTGGGTCGACCGTTACCGTGTCCTGGAGGTTGATGTTGCTGACGATGCCGATCGCCATGACCGCCGCGTACGACGCCGGCGAGCTCAGGACGTCGCCCGCGAAGGCCGAACGGCGGGCATGGCCGGCGGTGCCGGGGTCTTCATTGCGGACGGCGAGCGCCTGGGTGACGAGCTCGTACTGCACGCGATCGAGAAAATCGACGTCATGCGCCAGTTTCATTTGGTTGACAGACGGTTCAGGCATCGGTCCTCTACTTCCACACAGGGACGTAGCAGGCCGCCCCCGTCGAATCGGTCATCTTGAGCCAGGTGTTCTGCGCGGCGGTCGCCGGGCCGGATCCGCCGATCGTGCCGAGGGTCGGCGCGGCGCCGCCGCCGAGCGCGATCAAGGCGGTCATCGTTTGGAACAGCAGCGCCGCGTGCGAGGCATAGGCCGAGTTGTCGGCCAGCTTGGTCTCGAGCACCGCGGCGTTCCGCGTCAGCGCCGGGAAGCTCGAGGACGTGCCGCCAAAGTTCAACCGGGTGAACCCCGTGTCAGCGTTGTTCCCGAGCACGATGACCCCATCCAATGGCGAATAGGTGCGCGCGCGCCCCGTCCAATTCAGATAGCCCGCGGCCGCCGCGGAAACGCTGCCGCTAGACGTAATGCTGTTGGCTCCGGTTGTGGTCAAGGCCCCGCCGACGTTCACCGCCGCGGTGTTCATCACCGCGCCCACGTCGATCTGATCCGACGCGTTGACCTTGAACATATTCACGTCGGCGCTGTTGGCGGCATTGCGACCGGCGAAATACACGTTGTTCGGGAACCGCACCGCGCCGGAGTTCAGGATCCGCAGCGCTTCGGTCGCACCGTTGTTGCCGACCGCGAACACGATGTCCGCGCCGGTGGCCCCGACGCCGGTCGTCGGCTTGAGCGTCAACGTCTGTGTCGTGCCGGTGCCCCCGATGAGGGTGGGCGCCGTCAGCGAGGTCACCGTCGGAGTCGCGCTGTACGCGGGCAAGCTGCCGACGCCGGCGGACACCAGGACCTGGCCGACGGCGACCGACTGCAGCCAACTGCCGCCGTACGTGACGTCGCTGGTGTCCCGCAGGAGGATTGAGCCGTTGTTGCCGCCCGAATAGACGTGATAGTCGTTCCAGTTCGACGGCTGGACCTTGGTCGCGTCCGCGTCATCGGCGACCGCGCTGACTTTGACGTGCTTGAGCAGCCCGCTCATCGCCGTGCCACTTTCTGCAGTTCGTCGCGGTTCGCACGCGCCTGGTCCGTCGCGAACTCGGTCCGCATGTAGCGCTCGAGCCGTTCCTGCGATTCGCGTAGCGCGCGGAACTCTGCCATGTCGATCGGCGACCCACCGCCGGGCCGGCCGTCCGCCATGCGGAAGAGCCGTGTTTGCTGCTGACGCGTGAGCACCATTTCGCCGGGCGTGAGCATGGCCGGGACGGTGTCGGTCCCGCGAGGCGCGAACGGCAGGACGGTGCCACCGGTTTCGAAGTGCTGAATGCCGACCGGCGTCACCAGGCCGCCGCGTGCAGCGTAGTCACTGCGTCGGTTCCCGAGATCCAACGCCTCGACGTCGTAGCCGATGTGGATCGTCTTCTGCGTGGGAAGCGCCGCGATGGCGCCGCCCACCCCGCGGCTGATGGCCTCGGCCAACTTGTCGATCGTCTTGATCAGCGTCGAGAACTTTTCGTCGAGCGTTTCGGTAAACGTCAGCTTGCTCAGGTCGCTCATCTTCTCGCCGCTCGCATCGGTGAGCAGGCCGAGGTCGACCATGCCCTGCAGGACCGGCCGCATGTTTTCGGGGATCGCGGTCTTCGTCTCGAGCGATTTATTGACGTACGCCTGGAGCGACGGCGCCATCTTCTCGAGGATGGCGTTGTGGTTGACACCGGCCGCGGTGAGCACCTGATAGTCCTGTAGCAGCGTCCCTGCCTGTTCGTTGAGCTTTTGCGCCGCGAATTTCGGCCCGAGCTGCTCGATGGAGAAGCCGTATTTGTTGACGGTGTCGTCGAGTACCTTCATCGCGTCGTCCTGGAATTTGAAGGCCGCGTTCAGATCGTCGATGGCCTTCTTGTAGGCCTCCGGCGTCCGTGCGTTGAGCATCGCGTTGAGCGTGACGCCGGCGCCCGCCGCCTTGGCGTTCAACGTCGCCAGGCCGCCGTTCAACTGGACGAAGGCTTCGCGGACCGGATTGACCTGCTTCTCGGGGTTGGAGAACAGCTTCGTGACGATGCCGATGGCCGCGGTGGCCCCCGCAACGACGGCGCCCCACACGTTGCCGCTCGCGAGGTTTTCCATGATGGCCTTGCCCGCTTTCGCCGCCATCGAACCGATCTCGCCGACTTTCCCGGGGATATTGCTGAGGATGTCGCCGACGTCGCTGAGCGCCTTGTGCGCCTTCACGCCGAACGACTCGCGGGCCTGGTCGCCGGCGCCTTTGAATTTATCCTTCAGTGTTTGGACCTTCAGGACAGGCCCGGTGAAATCAAATCGGGCGAAGTCGTCCAGTTCGTCGGCGGTGTGACCGGCAGCGCGACCGACGTCGTTCAAGCCATCGACCATCCCGGCGAACCCAAAGTTCGCGACGTGGGCGTTCTGCTCGACCCTCGCGATGTCGTCGGCCAACGTTCCGAGTTTTGCTTCGTCGAACGAACGACCGATTTTGTGCAGCGAGTCAGGGACTAGGGCGAGCCCGCGCTCGAGCGCGTACACTTTCTCGCTCGTTCGCGCGAGTTCTTCCGCCGCTTTTCTCGCTTTGTTCGTTGCCTCGATCTGGGCGTCCTGCTTCGCATTGAACTTGTCCAGCGCCGCGATCTCCGGCGCGAGCATGGTCGGCAGTGGCGACGGAATCGAGACTTTGGGCCCCGCAAGTGTTTTCAACAGATCGTTGACGGTGACGACCTTCTCGGCCAGCGTGCCGTACTTGCCGGCGGCCACGTCGATCGCCCCGGGCGAGGTGGCGTTATGCACCGCCTGCACCGCTGCGACCGTGTCGCCGAGGACCTCGCCGATGGTGTTCTTCGTGCGCCGCCAGAGATTCGCGATGGCGTCGCCGACGTCGTCGAGCGCTTTTACGGCTTCCGCGCTCATGCCGGGCGCGGTGTTCTTGATGTCGTCGAACCCACGTTTAATCGTTGGCAGCAGCTCGGCCCCGCTCTTTCCGAAGATGGCGACGGCCAACGCGACCTGTTCCGCGGGATCCTTCACCTCGCGAATCGCGTCGGCGATCGCCATGAACTGGGCGTCGGGTTCGAGTCGTTTGAGGTCGTCGAGGCCGAGGTGCAGTTTGCCGAGGGCGCCGACGGCCGACTTGTCGCCGTCGGTGAGCCGCTTCTGCATCATGTTGATGCCAGCGGTCAATTGCTCGAGTGTATTGCCCGCATCGTCGCCGGCCGCTTGGAGCCGCCCGAGTCCTTCGATGGAGACTCCGGTCTTGTCGTGGAGTTTCGTTAGGGCGTCCGCATCATCGAGGAGCGCCTTGCCGAAGTTCACGACCGCGCCGACACTGAACCCGATCCCGAGCGCGGCGCCGACCTTGCCGGCCATCGACACGATGCCGCCGAGCTGCTTGTCGATCTTCTCGACATCCTGTACCAGCTTGACGGTGTTCGCGGCGACGTCGACGATGAGGCTGGCGATCGTCACAGGTTTCTCATCCCGATCGCCGCCAAGTCCTTCTCGACCTCTTTCCCGGCCGTGCGGCAGCGGTCAAGGTACGGGTCCTTCTGGCTTTCCGTCGCCGGCACCATGAACGGTTCGGCCTGAAACTTTTTGGTTCCGAGCTCGATGAGGTGGGCGTACCGGGTCGGACGAATGAGCTTCGCGCCCTCGCTGGTCAAGGCGCTGCCGCCCTTCCCAGGGATCACGATGCCCTTGACCTTGACGTTCTTCCGGACGCCCGGGCGCGCGTTCGCCGAGCTCGTGCCGCTGGTGACCCCAGCCTTGCCGCGGCCGTTCTTCTTGTTGATGGACCAGGCCACGTGGTTGTAGAGCGCACGGGTGCGAATCGAGGGGGACGACTCAAGGTAGGCCTTCGCGTGACGAGCGATTTCGCGCACCGTCAGCTCGGTCGCCCAGAGCATGCGATCGCGGACCGCTTCCGGCAGTGCCTGGAAGGCGGCCTTCGCCTCGCGAAGTCCCTGGACGTGCCCCTGAATTGCCGCCGCGTTATTCGGCCGCGCCATCACCGTCCCTCAGTTCGTCGTCCTCGTCCTCGAGCCCGGACACGTAGACGTGGCCATCGCCCGACTCGAGGATGTCGCGTTGCCGTTGCGCTTCCTCGGCGTGCACGTTGAAGAGCGCCATCCACGCCGTCAGTTCCTGCGACGACATGCGCGCGACGAGCTCGTCACGCGTCATGCCGCCGATTTTCAGCGTCAGCTCGAGGAGGAATCGCTCCCAGCCGCCGGCGCCGAGGACTTTCCCAGCTCGTCGAGATCTCCGTCGCTCACGCCGGACAGGCGCTGAGCCGCTTCGAAGATGCGATTGAGCACGTCGACCCGCAGTTGGCCGAGCGCGGCGACTTCGCTGTCCTCGAACAGCCGGGCGCCGGCGTCGTCGACCAGGCATCGCACGGCCAGCTTCGCCCGCACGTTCTCGGTGTTGACGTCGCGGCGCTTCCCGCGGCCGACGACGAGGGACTTCTCCCAGTTGTCGCGATCGGTGCCGGACATGCCCTGCACCCACACGTAGCCGTTCAGTTCCGGCACCTCGACGCGCTCGCGCGGCAGGCCGGCGGCCGCCGCGGCGAGCAGCGCCGCTTTCGACAGACAGTTCATGACGTTGACGTCCCTTCGGTTACGAGGTCGCGATGGTCTGCAGGCCGGCCGGCGCAAACACGACCTGCGTCATGTGCGCGGCGCCCTTCGACCCGCTGAACACCGGCTTGTTGCGCACGAACACGGGCAGCGTGAACGCGGGGTTCGTCGCGGCGTTCGCGCCCGCGTCCGCCTTGACGATGATGTTGAACGTCGAGCGGGCGACGACCAGCGGGTGGATGGTCGCGTAGACCTTCGACGCCGCGTAGTCCTGGAAGAAGTTCACCGTGACATCGCCGATGTTGAGGACGCCGGGCATCTCATACTTCTGCGCCTCGCCCATCGCGTCCGCGCGCTGTCCCTCGATGCCTTCGGTGTAGCTCACCGATTCCACGTGATCGCTCAGGTCGACACCGTTCACGGTGACCGACGCGTTGTAGAGAATGTGCTTCGCCACGAATTACTCCTTCGATTGCCGCTTTTTGCGGCGGGTAGAGGGTTCGGCCACGTCCGATGCCGGAGAGGCCGGCGCCTTCTTCGGAATCCGCACGGTCTGACGCACCGTCACCACGTCGCCCGGGCCCGGCGCCGCGGGCACCAGGATGTCGAACGCGTCGTCCGGGTTGGCGCCGTCGGCGTCGCCAGGCGCCAACGGCGCGGCTGCCGGCGCCGCGACGCTCTGCGCCGGCGAGCGCGGATCGTCATCGCCCGGTGCCAGGGGACTGATGGCCGGACCGCCGGCAGATACCGCGGCCGATCTCGGATCCTCGTCCCCTGGCCCGAGAGCGGGCGGCACGATGGGTTGCAGTTCCTCGTCCGCCATAACTCAGTCCACCTTCAACGCCAGCTCGCGATAGCCACACGCGCACTGCCAGCCTTGTCCGACGGTGCCCAGCGCCAGGCGCTTCTCGAGCGGGTGCGGGCAACCCATGTCGTCCTCGTCCTCGTCCGACGGGCGGCTCGACACGATCCACTCAACGCCGGCGGCGATCCGCTCGAGCGCAGCGGCCACCCGCTCCTGCGCGGCGACCCCGCGATTGATCTCGTCCCAGATGGGCCCGAGCACCTGGCTCAATTCCGTTGCCGTCATCACCGTTCCTCGATCTGCGCGGCCCACCGCTGCACGCCGTGGTACAGCGAGACCTTCGGGTTGTCGTCGTCCGGGTCGATCACGACGTCCTCGAATTCGCAGGTCAGCGAGGCCTCGACCATCGCGAATCCGGTCACCGGTAACGTCTTCCGTTCGAGCAGCGCTGCCACCCGCGACTGGATGGCGTGTGCTTCGCTCCCGCCTTTGTGGTCGCTCCACACATCGAGCTGCACCGTCACCTGGCCGCCGGCGAGCTGCATCGCGCCGCCGTCGTTCGTCCGACTCCGGTGGCCGAGCACGAGGTATGGATACGCGGTCCTGGCCGCCTCCGAGACGTGCCCGAATACGCCCGTGACCAGCGCCATCAGCGTCGTGTCCGCCACGAGCGCGGCGCGCAGCGCGTCGACGAAGGCCTGCGTCGGCGACCCGGTGACCGTGAACACTTACGCCGCCTCCCGGCACAACACCGTCAGGTCCTCGTGCCGCTCGTCGACGTCGATCGGCGCGCCGACGACGTGCAACGTGCGGTCGATCGTGTCGTGGTAAATCAACCGCGCGCGGCCGCCGTCGAGCTCCGTCCGATACGTGCGCCAGTAGCGCAACGTCACCTCGTGCGAAATGCGCTTGTCGATCTGCTGCGCGCGCTCGAGGTCCCGCCCGGCGAGCGGTCGCACTCGCGCCGGCACGCGCGCCATCACCGTCGTCAACGATTCGGTCAGCCCGTCGTGGCCATCCGAGACCTCGGCGGTGTTCTGGAGCGACACCCGGTGCCGGTATTCCCCTGCCTGCATCACCTGTCTCCACAGCCGATCGAACGCGCCCGGCGGCGCCGCGAGCAACTGATAGAGCTCCACATCAATCCGTGCCGACGATGACAATGTCGTAGCTGACCGACGTACCGCCGGCGCTGTTCGTCGCCGTCAGGATGTCGCCGGTGCCCGCCGTCACCGTCTTGCCCGCCGCGCTGAAGAACACGAACCACTCGCCGGGCCCGAGGGCGATGCCGTCGCCGTTGGCCATGAAGAGCGGGACGCCGTTCGAGGATCCGCGCGTGACCTGAACGTCGTTGGTGTTGCCCGCGGCCGCGCGGACGAAGATGAACTTCACCTTCGTAAACGTCAGCGTTACGCCGAAGGCATTCGTCAGCGCGCCGGCCAGGTCGAGGTTCTCGGTGGCGCTGGCACTGAGCGTGCGCGTATCGGACCAGTGCTGACTGGCCTGGCCGCTCGCGGTGCCGTTCGACAGGGTGGCGAGGATCTGCTGCACGATCGAATCCTGCGCACTCGACAGATCGAGCGAGCTCAAAAGCAGCGAGTCGATCTTCAGACTGACGTTGACGTGGTCGATCGTCCCGGACATCTCGTTTTCTCCTCTAGCTGGCGCACACCGGTGGCCGCCACGACACGCGATACTTCGACCAGCACGACGTCGCCGCGTCCCAGGTGTCGCGCCAGGCCGGGCCGGTCTCTCGCCGGTAGCGTCCCTGCACCAGCAGCGCGATGCCGTGATTGATCAGCGACGGAATGTTGTCGACGTCGGTCCAGCCGACGATGTAGTTCACGATGACGGCGCCGGCGCGGCCGGCCTCGAGCGCGGGCCACACCTGCAGCGGCGCGCGGACGACGCGTCCGGGCTCGCTGACGGTGTCGGTCCGGTAGTAGCTCGTGGCCAACGTCTGCAGCACGCCGCTGGCGTCGTAGTACTGGACCGAGCTCACCGACTGCAGCGGCGCCGCGCGCGGCAGCCAGATCTCGTCAGACCAGTCGTCCTGCGTCAGCTTCCACGTCTGCGTGAACAGCCCCCGCGACGTGTATTCCTCCGCGTCCTGCCTCGAGGCGGCGATGTACTCGGTCAGCAGCGCGTCCTCGTCGCCGACGGCGTAGATCCGGCATTGCGCCTTCACCTGGTCGACGGTGAGCGGCTCTTCCGCCGGCGCGGCAACGAGCGTCCAATCGGCTCTCATCGCGTACGCCTTCGGGTCGTCTCGAGTGGGGCGTCCGGTTTGATTTCAGGCGCAGCTTCGCTGTCGCGGCACGCCGCCCCGGTGGCGATCAGGGCCTGCGCGACCGGATCGGCGAGGTCGTATCGTTCGCCGGCGCGAAGCGGTCGCTCGCGCCCTGCGTCTTGCAGGACGCGAGCGACCAACATCCGCACTACCACGTCGATTACGCCGAAACCTGAGTGGCGAGCGCCGTGCCGGGCGACCGCTTCTCGAGCACGCAGTTCGCGCCGATGCCCCACGCGCCGGCGTTCGCCGCGGGCGTGATGGTCAGGCGCGTGTAGCGCTTGCTGCCGACGTAGCCCAGCTTGCGCACGTTGTCGTCGCTGGCGAAGGTGAACGCGGCCGCCGTTTCCGGCGCCGTGCCCAAGGTCTGCGACACCATGTCGGCGTCGGCCACAGCCGCGGCGTCCGACAGGTTCGACGCATCGCCTTCCTCGAGGAGGACGGTGAAGGTCGCATCGGCGTCGGCGATCGTGCCGGTCGTGATGACGTAGGTCGCGCTGTCGTATCCCTGGTGGTCGATGATCTGGCCGACCTGCGCGGTGTTGTCGGCCGCGCCGGTCACCGGGCTGATCACCCGCTTGACTTGTGTTTTGCTGACGGCGTCTCGCATCTCGATCTCTCCTACAAAAACGTGAACGGGCGACGCGCAGGCCTAGCCTCGGGAGAGGCCAGGCCGCGCCACCGCTGTGCTGTTTACGACGTGCCGAACTTCAGGAACTTCATCGCGTCGAAGTTGAGGGCATCGCCCCCGACCCGCGCGCGCGTGTAGAAGTTCACGTACGGCTTGTTGGTGTACGGATCGACGAGCACGGTGATGCCGAGCCGGTCGACGATCTGGTAGGTCTCCTCCATGTCGCCGAACCCGATCGCGAGCGCGTCGGTCGTCGTGTAGGTCGCCATGTCCTGGAGCCGGCGCACCGGGTAGCCCATGACCGTGTCCGGCTGGCCCGCCTGGAAGGACGGGATGTAGATGAACTTGCCGGCCGACGACGCATCGGTGGTCTTGCGCAGGCCGCCGAGCGTCGTCCGGTTCATGTAGAACGCGGCCTTCGCGGCGTGCACGTCCTTCATCGCGTGGATGAGGTCGAGCAGCTTCTGAATGCCGTTCGGATCGGTGCCGAACGAGCCGTTGCTGCCGGTCGCGACGTGCTCGAACACACCCCACGAGCGCGACGCGTCCGCGGTCGCGGCGGTGGTGTACGACGCGAAGCCGCGCGGCTTGCCCACACCGTTGCCGGTCACGAACGTGCCGTTCGCGGTGCGGCCGATCTTGTCGCCGACCTTGTTCGCGAGCCAGGAGGCCGGGTTGATGTTCGCGTCCTCCAGGAACTTCTGGCTGGCCGCCGGCTGCGCGTAGATCTCGTGCACGGGGATCCGCCAGGGCTGCGGGACGTTCGGCGTGTTGGTGGTCGTCCGGGAGCCGAGCTCCGCGACCCAGCCCACCGTCGCTTCGTCGGTGTCGACCGTGCCCTCGAGGGCGTCGGTCGAAATGCCCTGCACTGATGCGTACTGGCGCATCGGCGAGGTTTCGAACGCACGCTGGACCATGCGGCCCGTCGTGTCCGGCGTCACCAGGTAGCCGCCCTGGGGATCGGTGCCGACCGACAGCGCCTTGCGCTCTTCGGCGCTCAGCTCGTCCTTCCCGCGGCGCAGGTAGGTGTCGAAGGCGGCGCGGTACGCCTTGTAGCCATCGACGTCGACGTCGGCCGGCGCCGGACGGCCGAAGGCCGCCGCGAGACCGCGCGCCGCGATGTTGAAGGCCTTGACTTCGGCGACCATGGCGTCGCGAGACTTCGCGTCGCTGTCGCTCACGCCGAACCGGTTCATCTTGGCCTGCATGGCGATGAACGCTTCGTTTAGCTGGGCGTTGTCCTCGATCACCTGGTTCAGCTTCTCGAGCTTCTGCTCGATCAGGGGATCGACGGCCTTGCCCTGCTCGAGGGCCTTGATGCGTTTCGCGTTCTCGGCCTTGAATTCCTCGAACGCGCGATTGCTGGCCTCCAGGGCCGCTTTGACTTCGGTGAGTGTGACTTCGGGTGTCATGACGTCTTCTGTTCTCCTGTGAAGATCGCTGCGCGCTGGTTCACGAGCGCCAGCAGTTCCCCGCAGGCTTCTTCAGATGGCATGGCCTCCCGCCGCACCTGCCGATAGCCCTTGGCGATGATGGTTTTGGCTTGCGCCTCGGTGAATCCGGCCTCCCGCCGCAACCACCGTTCGAGTTCTCGTTCCGTCGGAAGTTGTTCGCCGTCATCGGCCTTGACGCCGCTGACGCGCGCCGGCTCATTGGCCGGAAAGGTGACGAGAGACACCTCGAACAACGCAATCTCGGTCAGCGAGCGCACGCCGGTGTCCTCGTCCATCTTGGATTTCTTGGTCCGGAATCCGATGGACAACCCGTCGAGCTCGCCCTCTTTCAACGCCGCGTAGGTCGCCTTCGCGCGATCCGTGTCGATGTCGAAGAGCCGGCCCTTCATGAAGAGGCCGTAGTCGTCTTCGTACATCTCCTCCCACTTCCCGATCGGCACCAGGTCGTCGGCGTTCGACGCGAACAGGCCGCCGCCCCCGTGCTGCAGCAGCATCTTCGGCAGCTTCTTGCGCGCCTTCCATTCCTTCAGGGTCTGGCGATACGCGCCCTTGACGACCGTGTCGTTGTACGAGTCCACGGTGTTGAATACCGAGCCGTACCCCTCGAACGTGTGCGTCGTCTCGTCGGCGCTCGCCAGCGCTTTCAGTTCGAACGGGACAAAGTGACGATCGAGCTTCATGCGTTCTCCGCTGTCGATTGGCTCGGCGCCGGTTCGTAGCCGAGCGGGACGTAGTTCATCGGCTGCAGGTACACGTCCCCGTCGGGAATCGGGTTCTCATCGAGCCACGCGCGGACGTCGTTCGGGCTATAGAAGCCGCCCTGAATCCCCTTGACGAACGAGTCGATCTGCTTCGCAAAGTCGCCGCGCTGCAGCGCGCGGATGTTGAACTTCACCTGGTATTTGTCGGGCCGCGAGATCAGGTCGAGCCCCATGCGCTCTTCCCAGATGCGCACGTCCGGGCCCAGTGTGATCGTGAGCAGGCCGAGGTTCATCTCGGCGATGCCGGTGCCCCACGACGTCGCTTTCTCGGCGAGCCCCATCAGATGCGGTGGCACCATCAGGGCCGCGGCGATCTGCTGGCGCAGGTCCTGGTCGGTCTGGAGAAACTGTCCGTCCTCCGGCGACAGCGACAGCTGCTCGATCTTCATGCCCTCTTCGAGCACGGCGATCCGGCGCTTGTCCTTGCCGCGGCCGTAGGTGGCTTCCCAGCCCTCCTCGATGCCCTTCTTCGCTTTGTCGCTGAGCGACTTCGGATGCGAGAGGGCGAGGCTCGGAGTCGCGTCGCGACTCCAGAGGCTGTTCTTGTGTTCCTGCAACGCGAGCGACCCGCCGATCACTTCGCGCATGTCCTGCAGGAACGAGCGGCCTTTGCGGCCGTCGGTCGTCAGCCCCTTGACGTGGAACACTTCGCGCGCCGGCAGCGGCACGATCTGCCCGTTGCGTCTGTGGAGCCGGTAGGTCGTCGGCCCGCCGAAGTCATCGGCCTGGTCGACCACCTCGAGCTGATCGGGGTGCATCGGGACGAGCTCGGCGACCTGGTCGCGTTCGACGCCGTCCCCTGACAGGGCCGTCACGCGGTTGATCCAGGCGTACCCGTTGCCGCGCAACAGGCGGTGGGCTTCGAGCATCCCCTTGAATTCGCTCGGGGTTTGCCAGGTATTCGGTTTTAAAAGAACACGTCGCAGGGGGTGCACCACTGCCTGGCGACTCGTGCGGCTATCGACCTTCTCGATGACCTCGACCGGCAGTGACGCCAACAGCCGGCTGCGGATCGCCACGCCGGTGTAGACCGCGGCCACATTCAGCGCGGTCGTCTCCGTGATCGTTTGCCCGGACGTGCTCGCACTGCCGCGCATCAGGTACGTCAGTAGGTCGTACGACGAGCCGATGCTGCGACGTTCGAACAGCGCGACGAACGGATTCCTCACGGGACACGTGACTCACGCGAGGAGGCGAGGCCTCCGGCGACGAACAACACGACTCCACCGATCAGCAGCGCATCGCCGACTCCCCAGTTCAGGCCGACGCCGGTGACCGCCGACACGTAGCCGACGAGCGACAGAACTGCGTTGATGTGTTTCACGAGGTTCGCTATTGAGTGTCGGGCCGAGCGGCGGGAAAGACCATTAGGAAACTTTGGACAAACTCTCAGTTGCTCCAGTTGCTTCCATTGCTCCAGTGGTCCCGGTTGCTCCGGTGGCTCCGGTGGACGTCGGCGGCTGCAGCGCGACCGTGAGATCGATGCGAATCTCGCCGCCGATGCGGCACACGCCTGACTGCACGCCGCGGGCGATGCGCTTGTAGATGGCCGCCGGCGTCTGTTTCGCGACGTACGCGAATTCCTGGACGGTGAGGAGCTCGTCGCGGCGGGCGGTGAGGACGTACTGGCGAATCTGTGCAGGGCTCATACCGTGGCCAATCCCCTTTTCTCGTAGACCGAGTCGCCCTCGCCCTGCTCGAGCGTGCTGACCTTCCGGGCGATCAGGCTCGCGATGATGCCGTCGATGCGGCCGCGGCTTTTCTTTTTCACCGGGTAGATGTTGTCTTTGCCGTCGCGGTTGACGACAACGTTGGACGCCATCCGGGCCATCAGCGGATTGCCGCCGGTGTCGACGAGGCCGTCGAGGACGTCGGCTTCGTATTCCTTTGCCGGCGCGCTCATGTGCGCCATCGTTTGCGGGATCTCGATGACCTGGAAGCCGTCATCCTGCAGGTCCTTCTCGAGATTGCCGGCGTTCCAAGGGTCGAAGCCGAGCTGCTGGATGTCAAGCTCGAACACGTCGCGCGCGTCTTTCACCGCCTCGCGGATGACGTCCTGATCGAGACGGTTCCCGGGGTTCGTCGTCAGCCAGCCCTCGGCCACCAGTTGGTGGTACGGGACGCGGTCGCGGCGTTCGCGCTCGAGGAGTGTGTCCTCTGGGGTGAAGCAGCGCACGATGTAGCGCCAGCGCTTGCGGTCCTCGCTCGGTGGGAAGACCAACGCGAACGCGGCGAGGTCGATCTTGCTCGACAGATCGATCCCACCCCAGCACTTCCGGCCGCGCATGGCGTTCATCTGGATGCGCAGCGCCCCGATGATCGACGACGTCGTCATGCGGCGACCGCCCAGTCCGACTGTCCGGCACGCCAACCCTCGATCGATAGCCAGGGCGCATCGGTGTTGACCCAGATGTTCAGGCGCTTCTGCTTGAATTCCGCGGCCGCCGCCGGCATATGGCGCGCCTTCGTCGCGAGCGCGCGCATGTCGTCGGGCTTGATCGAGACGTTCCAGTTCGGGTTGGCCTTCGCCCAGGTCGCCTCGTCGAGCCAGTCATCCTCGGCGTCGGCGTGCGCGATGAAGGCGAAAAACGTCTCGTCGTCGACGACACGCTCGAGCACCTGACAAGCGTAGTGATGCTGCGTGCCACACGGCGACCGCTCGTCGTCCCCGGCGGTGGTGATCTGGAAGTTCAGCGGCTGCCGACGCGCACCGGTCGCCGTCTCCATCACATCGATGAGCGCGCGATCCTTGAGCTTGTGGTACTCGTCGATGATGATCAGGTGCGGATTGAGCCCATCCTCCGGGTTCGCGCCGAGCGGCTTGAGAAACGACTCACTGTCGGCGCGGTACAGGCTCTTCGCGTTCGGCTTGATCTTGTCTTTCAGGCCGCTACTGAGGACGAGCTTCTTCGCGTCTCTGAACACGAACATCGCCTGGCCGAGTTTCGTCGCGAGGCAGTAACCTTCGGCGCCGGGCTCGTTGTCGAAGAACGTGGTGTAGTTCGCGACGACGGCTGCCTCGAGCGACTTGCCCTGTTTACGCGGCAGCTCGTTGTAGGCGCTGCGAATCCGGCGCAGGCCCGTGTCGACGTGTGTCCACGCGAAGATCGACCCGAGCCGGAATTGCTGAAACGGCTGCAGCAGAATCGGCTGCCCCGCCCACTCGCCTTTGTAGTGCTTCAGTCGCGCGGAAAACCGGAACAGCCGCTCCGCTTTGGCGAGCTCGAATCGGTACGGAAAGGCCCCGGGGAGCGTCCGTTCGCGGTGACGATCGTTCAGATGCCGCTCGCAGGCGAGCTTGTGGTACTTGCCTGCGGGCAATCGGCCCTTCACGACGTCGATCGCGTACGCGTCGACGACGTTGTCGCCGCCGCTGTCAGTGCGTCGGCTCATGCGGCTCGTCGAATTCCTTGAACGGATCGACCGGGTCCGCCGCCGGCGGCAGCCGGACGCGCGATCGCGCCGCCGGCGTCATGCCGAACTCGACGAGATAGCCGCGAATCGCCTGGTCGTACGACCGGAGCTGCGAGAACGCGGGATGCACCTTCTCGTTGCCGAGGTGATCGACGTAGAACGCCGACGGCAGCGCGGCGACCTGGCGCTCGAGGCGATCGGCGCGCGCGTGCAGTTGGCAGTACCGCGCCAGCACGGCGTCGTCGACGACGGACAGCGTTTTCATCAGCTCGAGCCGCGTCACCATGCGGCGCCACTCGGCTAAGGCCTCGCCTTTCAGCTCGTTCGGGGGGATCGGATGGCCTTTCGGCGCCTCCGGCGTGCTCCCGCCCTCCTCGTGCCGGCACTTTTGGAGCGTGCCTTCGGCCACATGTTGCTGATTTGACTTGCGGTTACGGCCGCCGGAATTCCGAGTGCCCGGCATCTCGAGGTCCCCCTAT